ATTCGGGGCAGGCGTGAATGATTTATTAATATTGAGCGGTACGACTGACCCTGTTCATATCCCACCGGGCGGCGAATTTTATTGGAGCGCACCAACGGCGGCAGGGATAGATGTATCGACTAATATTAACCTTTTCATAAAATGTACCACAGTGGCGAGTATTACATACGATATTATCGCCGGTGGACTCGATTAATGATAGAATATAGGTACACAAGACGGCAGGTACTCAAAGCGGCGGGGATAGGCGGAGCGGCTTTATTGGCGGGGAAGGGCTCTGCAAAAAGACGGATGAGTAAATGGGATGAATGGAGAAAATGGAAGAGCGGTCTGTTACTTGAGATTCCTTATTACGATCCATTTGAGGATGCCGGTAATTGCTGGTTCGATGAAGATGCGGCAAGGAACATAATGGATTTCTTCCCAAAGGTGCTTACGCATATCAAAGGCCCGAAGGCGGGGAAGCCATTTCATTTGGCAAGATGGGAGCAGGCGATACTCGCTAATCTGTTCGGCTGGAAAAGGCCGGACGGCACGCGAAGATACAGGGAAGCATTTATCGAAGTGCCTCGCAAGAACGGTAAAACTTCTCTGATTGCGGGTATAGTAATTTACGGTCTTATGTTTGACGGTGAAAGAGGGGCTGAGATATATTCAGCCGCAGCAGATAGAGAGCAGGCCAAACTCGTCTTTATGGCTGTTAAGGGAATGATTCTTGCTTCGGATATACTCGAAAAGAGAACAAGGGTCTATCAGCATTCGATTGTAGAAATGAATCCTGCTACGGGTATGGAAACAGGCTCATTTTATAAGCCGATTAGTGCTGAGGCTGGGACTAAGCACGGGTATAATTCCCATATTATTGTAGTTGACGAGCTGCATGCACAGCCGAACGATGAGCTTGTGGATGTCCTTGAAACTTCAACCGGGTCGAGGGCACAGCCATTACTTATTCACATTACAACGAGCGATTATGATAAGCCGAGTATCTGCAATGAAAAGGAATTGTTTGCTTATAAGATTCGGGGGTACGATAAAGATGGCAAGAAGATTCCGAAGGCTGATGATAATTCGTTCTTACCTGCGGTCTGGCAGGCGAAACTTTCTGACGATTGGACCAAACTTGAGACTTGGAAAAAGGCTAATCCGTGCCTGGGAAATAGCCTTTCGATTGATTACATTAGGCGCAAGTGTAAAAAAGCGCAGGAAACGCCGAGATTCTTGAATACATTTATGAGATTACACCTGAACGTTAAGACCCAAACCGCAGTTCGATGGCTGGATTTGGAACAGTGGGATAATTGTAACGGAGTAGTTGACGAGGAGCAGTTAATTGGCAAGCGATGTTTTTGCGGATTCGATTTATCGCACAATACCGATACTACATCAGTAGCTTATGTATTCCCGCCTGATGACGATAATCCTTTATATCGGGTTCTGTTGCGGGTTTATATCCCGGAAGATAACGCAAGGGCGAGGGAATTAAGAGACCACGTTCCGTATTTAACTTGGGCAAGGGAAGGATTTATACGATTAACTCCGGGTAATGTTATTGACTATGCAAGAATCAAGGCGGATTTCGAGGAAGATTATCAGAAATTCGATATTCAAGAGGTCGCTTTTGATAGGTGGGGCTTTGAAGCGTTAAAGCAACAGTTTATCGCCGATGGCGTAAGCGAAGATGTGTTTGTATCTTTCGGTATGGGCTTTGTATCTTTGAGTGCGCCGAGCAAGAAACTTGAGGAGATTGTCCTTGCCAGTAATTTAGCTCATGGCGGGAATCCTGTCTTTCGCTGGATGGCAGGAAATACAGTTGTGGATACAGATAGCGCCGAGAATATAAAACCGTGTAAGAAGAAATCGGTTGAAAGAATAGATGGCATCATTGCATTGGTTATGGCTTTAGGCAGAGCAATAACAATTCAAGAAGAATCTCCTTCGATTTATGAAACGCGGGGGATTGTAGCTATATGAAAGCAATTCCTATAAATCAAATAATTTGTAACGATAATATCTTAGTTATAAAAAGTTGGTTTGATAATTGTATAGATTCAATTATTACTGACCCTCCCTATGCCTTAGAGTTTATGGGTAAGGGGTGGGATAAAGTTTTGCCAAGCGTTGAAGTATGGGAAGAATGTCTGCGAGTTGCTAAACCTGGAGCATTTATGCTTTGTTTCGGAGGTACTCGTACTTTTCATAGATTGACTTGTGCTATTGAGGATGCTGGTTGGCAGATTCGAGATTGTCTGATGTGGTTGTACGGTTCGGGTTTCCCGAAGTCGCACAATATTAGTAAAGCAATTGACAAAGCATCGGGAGCAAAAAGAAAAGTTGTAGGTAGCGGAAGAAGCGGAAAGGCAGAAACACATAAATCAAGTTATCAAATGAGTCAGCAAAAAGACAATACTTTTGGCGGTAAGTTTGATATTACTGCTCCTACTTCTAACCTTGCCAAACTCTGGGACGGATATGGCACGGGATTAAAGCCTGCCTGGGAACCAATCATAGTAGCAATGAAACCTATGGATGGTAATTTTGCTAAGAATGCTGAGAAGTATGGAGTTGCAGGATTGAATATTGATGGCGGACGGATAGATTTTGAGGAAGGCGGTACAGCGGCATCAAATCCAAAGTTAAGAGTTGAGGGTGGTTATAAAACTGAAACAGGAGACCGAATATTTTGTCAAGGTGTATTAGGCAAAAAAAATACTATGGTTGAGAATGTAAAAAAAGGTGGTCGCTGGCCTGCCAATCTGATATTGGATGAGGAAGCTGGGGCGATGCTGGACGAACAGAGTGGGGAACGGCCAATAAGTGGCAGAAAAAATGCAGGTGTATGTAAAAATGATATGAAAGGAGCTGCTTTTGGTGATAATACAAGAGGTAGTATTCCATATTATGACTCTGGAGGTGCTTCTCGATTCTTTTATGTAGCCAAAGCTGGCAAAAAAGAAAGAGGAGAGAATAATAATCATCCAACAGTCAAACCTCTAAAGCTAATGGAGTATCTATGCAGATTGTTAAAGCCGCCGAGCGGTGGGGTATTACTTGACCCATTCTGCGGTTCGGGTTCGACTTTGATGGCTGCTTTTAATACAGGATGGGATTATATCGGTATAGATAAAGAATCTGAATACGTTGAAATAGCAAAGAAGCGAGTCAGTAGTTGTAAAGAGCAAAGAAAATATCAAATGTTTGCTTGATTATAGAATTATGAAAGTAATATCTAATATCTTAGGTCGTTTTGGTTACACAAAGCGGTCAACTACATCGAATCCCGCTCAATGGTTTATAGATTGGGTACATGGCGGGGAGCCGACAGCTTCCGGCAAAAACGTGAATGAACAATCGGCATTAAAATATACACCATTCTGGGCTGCGGTTCGAGTAATTACAGGGGCTATCGCTTCGCTTCCTTTTATCGTCTATCGTAGAAATGCGGGCGGGGGTAAAAATCGAGTGATGACACATAGGACGTATGGACTCCTGCATGATAGACCGAATGAATATATGGATGCTTTGACGTTCATTGAGACCCGCCAAGCCCACGCATTGACTTACGGTAACGGATACGCGGAGATTCAGAGGGACGGGGCAGGTAGGCCGATTGCATTATGGCCGTTGCTACCTGATAAGACGTTTAGAAGGATTAGTGATAAAGGTCTATCGTATTATGAAATACGGCTAACAAAGGGCGGGTCTGTGTACTTGCCGGATTACAACGTCCTTCATATCAAGGGTCTGGGGTTTGACGGCTATACAGGTTATAACGTAGTTTCGTATCACAAAGAAGCGATTGGCTACGGTATGGCGGTGAAAGAATACGGAGCCAGGTTCTTTGGTAATAATGCAAGTCCGGGAGGGGTATTGGAACATCCCAAAGTCTTATCTGACTCTGCGCGAGAGAATATAAAAAAATCATGGGAGGCAGCGCATAAGGGGCTAAGCCAAGCTCATCGGATGCAGATATTTGAGGAAGGGATGAAATGGGTACAGACGGGAGTTGACCCTGAGCATGCTCAGGCGTTGGAAGTTCAGAAATATACAGTTGACGACTGTTCGAGGATATTCAATATACCGCCACATAAAATAGGTAGTTTAGAGCGAGCGACCTTTTGTTTACCTGCTGATGTTCAAATTTATACAGAAAGCGGTAGTAAGTCTATTTCAAAAATTGAAATTGGGGAAAAAGTCTGGAGTTTGAACAAAAATAATCAATGGGTTTTATCGCCAGTATTAAAATCTCGATGCACAGGCACAGATGATATTCTGAATATCCGTACAACTAATAGAATAATCAGAGCAAATGCTAAGCATAGAATTTTAGTAAGACGAAAATATAATTCCCCAAAACCAGGTAAAGGCGGGTATCAATGGAATGAATGGCGGAATGAATATATACCGGCTGGGGAATTAAAAATAGGCGATGTGATGGTATCGTCTGAAAGATTGCCGGATTTAGGTTTGATGCAAATTGGAGAAAGAGTTCTTGATAAACATTTTATGGAATTTTGTGGTCTACTTCTCGGTGATGGCAATATCAATATTAAAAATGGATATATAACAATAGCGAGAGCTAATAATGCTTGTTATATGGATTATTACCGAAATTCGATAAAACAACTTTTTGTTAGTTACGATGGAGGTAATGGTAGAAATAATAATATTGGTGTTTTGACTAAATCTGTACGTTTACAAGAATCCGATAGAAATACACGGTTTAGTTCAATTTTAGCTTCGAGAGAACTTGATGAATTTGGATTGTCTGGGAATGCAAGAACGAAACGAGTTCCTGAATGGGTTTTTCAGACGAGCATTAAAAATCGGTTGTCATTTTTGAGAGGCTTTTTGGATGCCGATGGTTCTGTTGATAAAAATGGTCGGATAAGTTTTTCATCCTGCAATGAAAAGATGCTTTCCCAAATACGTTATTTATGTATTGGTTGTGGGGTATCTGTTACAAATATGCGTTGCCAAGAGGGAATAACACGATTGCCGAATGGAAAACTTCAGTCATATAAGCAATATTGTTTTACTTGTTCTAATCCTGCTGATAATAGAAAAATTAGTTCTAACGATTCGAGATATATAAAACGACTGGCTGAAGGCAAATCTTTTGACAAAAAAGGAATTTCTATTATTCTATCAAATCTACCTGGTCTATTTCTTAATGCCACTTCTATCGCTTCTAATTTATTAGTAGTTCCTATCGTTACCGAATTTTTAATAGTATTAACTCCGTCAAGAATATTCATCAATGCTCCAAGAGACAGCACATCTCCAGAAGAGCTTCTATCTTGACTGAATAAA